TCTCCAACAGCCAGTGCTCCGCCTGATGTGAAGTAACCTGTGTTGGTATTTGTTCCTGTTGTTGTAGAATTCCAAGTTGCACTCAGACTGCTCAGATCCTTGGTAGCGTACTTCAAGTAGTAGAACTGTCTAGCGTATGCTTTTTTTAATTTTGCCTCTACCGATACATCAATCGTTGACTGTATTTCGCTCCTGTTGTTGAATGAGAATGTGAACTGCTGTGTGCTTTCTTCCCTGTACAATATTCCGTCTTCTGCGAACACATTTACGTTTGAGTATGCACCTGTGGGATCTAGCACTTCCTTGGCCCTTGATATGCCTGATGCTGATCTGTTCACTGATCGTACTTTAACTATTTCCTGTGATACTGAAAGTGGCACAACCTGATAGTCCTCAGCAGTGATCATTCTGTTCTGTGAATAATAAACTTGTGCGGCCTTTTCCTTGATCGAAGCGTTTGATTCTGATGCGGCACTGTTGTACACTGATGCTTTCAGACTCATGGTCAGTGTCAGTGTCTGTTGTGCACCATTGGCATCCGTGTATGGTACTGCGACTTGTATGTTGCTCAGGTCGGCTGGTTGAATAGCGAACTTGGCATTGTCACTAGTCCTGTGATATGCTTTGAACGAACCTAATGGTAAGTTTGAGAAGTTACCATCGCCGAACACAAGGTCAATAGAGTCATTTGATTTTGTTACAACATTGTAAGTGTCTCTCTCTGCTTTTGACAGTGAGTTGTATATTGCATTGTTTCCTGCCAGTGATGGTACCATAGTCCATTTTTTTGATAGCTGTCCAAACTGGTCCAGCTGGTACAACCACACATCAGTATCGTTGATGTCAGTGGCCGCTAATGACTTGACGTAGTTGGTTGTGGCAGTGTCCACAGTAAAGTCTATCTGTTGCATAACTCCTTGTTTGAAGAGAAAGAAGAATCCTGTGTTGTTAGAACTGTCCCCAGATCCATCTGATCTGTATGTGTATGTCAACCCTGTTCCTGAAACTGGTGACGACTCGTATATTGATTCTGAATTGTTGATCGTGCTTGGCACTATCTCAAACTGTCTAGTAATACCACCAACACTCTTATTGAAAGTGAATATTGGAAGATCTGTTTGGTTTGAGCTCAGTGTGTATATCTCTGTTGCTATCCCGCCTATCGCTCCCGACTCCCTGGGACTACCGAACAGTTGTCCAGTTTGGTTGGCCGCATTCAGTATTGATGTGAACTGTTCTCTGTAATTTGAATTTGCTGAATCATTCCATATGATGGTTGAATTCGCTAGGTTCGTTCCTGTTGAATCTGCGACATCCTGTGTTGTTGAAATTGAATCAATCTTTAAAAGACCTGTTGCTGGTAGATTTCTCTTTGCGTTGTAGTTGATCAGTCTTGCCAATCTCAAAACAGAGTTTCTTCTCTCGGCTGTCTCTAGGAAATTCTCCCTTGCGTTTAGATCCACCCTGAAAGAAAGTGCCTGTGCCACGTATGCGATCAGATCGATCAGTGCAACATACTCCGAACTTTCAACGAAGTCATTGAAATCGTCCGGATAGTTCTCACGCAGATACGCTACCATGGTCCTCCTAAGTGTCTCGAAGTCGTAGCTCTTGAAGTCTGCCTGCTGGAATGATTGGTATATCTTCCTCCAATCTTCGGCAACTAGTAATCGGTTCTGTCTATCTGTTGTGGCCATAATGTATCAATGTGTTAACAATGATATTTATGTGTTAGGAAATGTGCGTACTTTAAGATAGGCGCGACAATGAGTTCTCATCAAAGTTGAATCTCAGTTTCTCCGTGATGTTCAGGGGAACATACGTGATAGTCGCCTGTATGGCTATGCCCTTGTCTGCTTCAGATACCAGTATCTCCTCAGTGGATATACGTGGATCTGCATTCAAGTTGGCTGTGATGTCCTCAACAATGGCGTCTTTAAGTGCATCTGTGAATGGTTCAAATAGTGAATCGTATATTATGGTGCCGAATTCTGGGTTCTCTACCCTCTCGCCCTTACGTATGCTCAACCTGTTGATCAGATCCTGTTTGGCCACCTCGAAATCGTACAGCTTGAAGTTCTTCTGGTCCGCCCTGGAACTGAAACCTTTAAAGGTAACCGACTTGTTGCTATTGCCTGAGCCACTTCCGCCACCGCTACCGCCACCGTATGCCATTAGTTCAATCTCCTAAATTCAACATCCACCTTGCTGTAATCCACCATGTAGTATCCTGTGTCTGTCATTTCTCTCGCCCATGGAACTTCCTGTGCCATCACGCCCTCGTATGTTCCATCAGTGTGTTTGTATTTAAACGAATATATGTTGATGCCCGAGGGTGACTTGCCAACTAATTGCACGTCTTCCTTGAGTCTGATGTCACTAAAAAATCCTCCGCCTGAGAAGAAACCGCTTATGGCCGTTACCGCTGTCTTGGCATATGATCCAACTGATGTCATTAAAGTGGAGAATTGTGACGGGTTATATCGACCGGGTCCGCCTCCCTGTCCTGAGGAGAAGAAGCCTTTTGCTCTATTCACTACACTTGATATCTGTGACACGTTTGTGATGTTTCCTGCCATCACATTCTTGTACACGTTTGTGATCGTGCTTACGTCGTTTGCCACTGATCCTATGCTTCCTATGTTTAAATTTCCCGTTATGCCGTTTACATTTTTCAGCACGTCATTTAGACCTGTGCCATATACATTTCCACTTGTCCCAAATTCATCTAAAACGTTTCCTCCGCTACTGCTCCCCAGTGAGAACAACTTGCCGGCATTGTTGACGAACACGTTGTCCTTGAACAACTGCACTGCACCGTCTCCGGATATGCTCTCTATCACTTGATTGGTCAACTGTGTCGTCAGGTTATTCTTAATATCTTTGACCGAGTCGCTTAGGTTGAAGTTCTTCAACTTGTTGGTTATGCTTTCTATCTCCTTGAACGAGCCCTTGGCCTGGCTTATCACGTTGAATGTCTTGTCATAGTTGTTTCCAAACTCTGTCACAAACTCTCGGGCCTTGGTCGCATTGGTTGAATCGCCCATCTTTTCTTTGAGATATCTCTCTGCGTCTGCCTGGAACTGTCCAAGCCTGATGCTTTCTATTTTTGAAATTCTGTTTTGTTGTTCCATGTACTCCACTGTTCCTGGTGTCGTGGAAAGCCTGTACCACTGCTTGGTGTCCAGACGATCGCCCAGTGGATCCGAGCTTGGCAGTTGTCCTTCTGATGTGAAAGCATTAAATCTCGGCATGGGTTCGTGTGTGACGAATCTGTGTACCGTGGTCTTTGTTTTCTTGGTGAAAGATTGCAGTGGTTCTATGCCCTTCTTGGTCAGTTCCACATCTCCCTCTTCCCTGGGCGTCATTCCCACCTTGTCCGTGGTCAACCATCCTGGCCCCCATGATGTACTCGCACCTGTTGAGTTCATGTGTACCTGCGATCCTGCCAGGTGTATTGCTCCACCGGCTCCATGCAGTTGTGTTCCTGGCGTAAATGATGTAAGACCGTCCCTTGCAAAATCCCTTATTGATCCTGCCTGTGAACTGTTGAATATTCCCTTGTCTCCCATGTTGAACATGGCCGAGGCCGACTGTATCATGTCCGTCTCCGCACCCATCCTTATGGATCCCGCGGCGTGCATGTTTATGTTGGCATCACTGTGTAGGTTGAAGTCACCCTGTGTCCTGATGTTTATCCCACCCACTCCCGAGTAGAGATCTATCTTGCCGTCCCGGTTCATCTCTATCCATGCGTTACCCGAACCATTAGCAATGTAAACTATGCCGTCCGTGTCATGCATCAGCAACTGGTGTCCAGAGGCCGTCCTCAATCTTGTCAGTTGGTTCGTGCCATTTTCCGCACCATCGTCCATTGTGAATGTGTGTCCTGGTGTCCTGACAACATAGTCAGTCGCACCCGAATCCTTTGCACCTACCTGTTCTTTGGTTGTGCCTGTGTTTTTACGACCTGGTGTGCTTATCCCAAAAACTTGGCTTGGAGATTCTCTACGTGCCGAACTTGAAGTGTTACCACGTATGTCATCTGCTCCCAATCCTTGTTTTACAAGCACATCAGCGAAAGGGTGTATGGGTTTTGGAATTGCATCATAGTTGTTGTTCGGTAAGGCATTCGGAGATGTCCTGTTCAGTTCTCCTGCAGGAACATTAGTCGATCCGTATGTTGATTCCTTATCTGCTTGGAACCCGGCATCTGCACCTTCAAATGTTCCGTCCAGACTGTCATATGTGTTGGTGCTGGAGGCTATGCCTGGTGTCATGTGATTAGTGAAAGGATCCTGTACACAACCTATCCAGAAGGCCTGGTTCATTTTTCCCTCTGCGAATATGACCAATACACTGGTCTCTAGATCAGGCGGGACTGCCCAGAATCCGTATGAGTGTTGACTGTGTTCGTATTCCGTTGATCCTGGAATGCTGTGTCTCGTTCCCTTGGCTCCATAGAATGGAGAAAGGTAGTCACACGTGATCAGTTGTTGTTCCGTCCCGTTACCGGTCTGTGCAAGTGCTGGTATCAGCACCCTCAACCTACCCATCCTCGTGGGATCCACGTTGCCTTTTACTATGCCTATGTACGGTCCCGGGGATTCTTTTGACCAACTCTGGTCCTTTCCCGGGGCTTTGGCGTTTGATGCATCACCTTTTAAATAGTTGTGTAGACTCATTATCCAAAATATCCTTTTATTTTACTCTTTGCTTTTGCATAGAGAGTTTGTATCTTTGTTCCAATGTTAATTACGTCTGAGATATCACCACCCTCAGTTTCTAGGAATGCCTGATACTGTTTTTTGTCCAGTATCGTGCTTTCTCCTTTGTATGTGCTTTGTATGTAATCCGCCGCCGGACTGGATATGTACACTCCCTGGTTGTTGAACCTGGTTAAGTGCAGAACGTTGGTGTACTTTCCACTGTCAAAGCCGTGTTCCACCTGTATTACCCTGTACAGTCCAGAGAACATGGCCTGCTGGTTTGATCCCATCTCGTATACGCCACGCTTGTCATCCACGTCAGTCGGCATCTTGAAATTCAACATCACGATCGGTTCCGCCAGGTCTGAGTTGTAGCACCTACGTTTCGAATCCCATATGGACTCCAGGTTGCTCCTCCAGTACCCTATGTCCTTGTCACTGCTGACACCTGGTGCCTGCTTCTCGGGGTTTGCTGGTATGAACTGTGACTGTCCCAGCCATGCTGGATCTCCCAGTATCTCCATCCTGATGTTGACCATGTCCGCCATGGGGTGCGTCAGCTCGTCTATGAACTGGTCCACCAGTGTGAAAGATTTTCCCGTTTTCCCTGTGCCACTTGACTTGGTAATTGTTACCTCACTCTTCAAGGTAAGGTTGTCGTCATAGACCGGTTGGGGATTTGATATTGACCCTGTTTGATCTGTTGTTTTTTCTTCCAGCTTGTTCTGCCTGCCATCCGATGCATCCACGTCCTTAAGTTTGCTCTGGAAGTACGCATACTTGTAGTTTATATTAACATCCAAGACATCCACGTTGTCTCCAGTGAACATGTAGTTGTAGGTCTTGTAAACGAAACTTTTGAAATTCTGTCCTGTGCTGACACCTGGTATGGCCAGTGAATAGGCATGCACCAAGTATGGCTCTATCACGAACTTGATCAACTTGGCGTGGGTCTGTCTCTTGTTGTCGAACTGCGCCAGCGGTATCAAGCTAGACCTGATCCTGAAGTATTCGAAGTGCATGTTGGGCCGACTTTTGGCGGTCTCGTACACACCTTCGGCACCTGCTCTATTCTGTGCCGCTACAAACTGATCTGCCACCTTGGTCTTCCATTGTTCGAACTTGTTTTCAGAGAACATGGGGTGTGATTTCATTACCTCTTCCAGTATCTTCGTTATTGAATTACCTGTATTGATTTTCATGAAGTCCACCGGTACATCTCCTGTGTCCACTGCCTGTGATGACATTCCCACAGATTCTAAACTTGTATTATCCAATTGTGTAGTGTCAGGTTTAAATGATTTGTCAATGGATATCTCGTACTGGTCTGGTATTTCTATTTTTCCTATATCGTCCTTGTTCTGTTGGTTCAGCAGATCCTGTAGTTCCACCGCTACTGTGTTCAGTGTCGTGCCGTAAAGTGATCCTGATGTCTTGACCCAGTTGTATCTGTCCACGTATGCGAATTCGTTGTAGGGTATTGCCTTGACCGTGTACACAGTCCCTCCCGTGTTGACATCCATCTCCACCTGTGTCAGCTTTATGGGT